AAAGACATTACAAAGAACGTATTGATTACAACATGGCAATCAGTATACTTACAACCCAAATCATGGTTTGCTCAGTTCGATGTAATTTTTGGAGATGAAGCGCATCAGTTTAAGGCAAAGTCCTTAACTACTGTCATGGAAAAGATGGATAAGATTCGCTATCGTATTGGTACTACTGGTACGCTAGATAATAAGAAGGTTCATCGTTTGGTTCTTGAAGGTATTTTTGGACCAATGCATCGTGTTACAACTACAAAGCAGTTGATGGAAACCCAAAAGCTGGCGAAGTTAAACATTACTTGCATTGTGTTAAAGTATGAAGAAGAACTACGTAAAGCAAGAAAGAACAATACATATCAAGATGAGATGGAATTTATAGTTGGACACTATCCACGCAATAAATTTATTTGCAATCTTGCAGTAAAGAGTTCAGGTAACACTTTGGTTCTTTTCCAATATGTTGAAAAACATGGAAAGGTTTTACATGATATGATTAAAGGTAAAGTACACAAAGTAAACGAAGATAGAAAAATCTTCTTTGTATATGGCGGTACGGAAACAACCGACCGAGAAGCTATTCGTCATATTACAGAGGGTGAAACAGACGCTATCATTATTGCTAGCTTTGGAACATTCTCAACAGGAATTAACATACCTTCTATCGAGAACATTATTTTTGCATCACCCTCAAAATCTAAAATTAGAAACCTACAAAGTATTGGTAGGGGATTGAGATTGAAAGATGGTAAAACCCACTGCAATCTCTATGACATTGCCGATGATCTTCATTGGAAGTCATGGAAGAATCACACACTCAATCATGCAGCAGAACGATACAAAACCTATGCTGAAGAACAGTTTGATTTAAAACTAGTAGAAGTAAATATATGATTGATTACGTTTTTATTAAACTTACAACTGGTGAGCAGTTGATGGCTACTTTAGAATCAGAAGATAATTCACATGTTGCAATTTCGCATCCAATGGTAATACGTCTTACGCCTATAGATGATGGTAATGGAAGAATGCATGAGAACGTAACTGCCACTCCATTTTGTAAATTCTCAGAAGGAGATGATTTCATTCTTCCAAAAACTAGCATTATGTTTATTAAACAACTGAGTAGCAATATCGTTAATCATTACAAGACAGTCGTTGAGCAATATGAACATGCTACGCTCCGCACTAATCATGCAAAAGAAAAAAGAAAAGTCTCTTGGGCTGGAGAAGAAGAGGAAATGACTGTTGAAGAAATTCGTAAGCGCATTGATATGCTTGAATCCATCTACGCTGGAGATAGGACAAAAGAAGCAGAGGAAGAAATCGAAAAGAACTTTATAGAAGGAAACGATACACTACACTAAGTAGTCATCATCAACCCTAACACAGTTAGTATACGCCTTCGTCAAATAAAAGACAAATGTATTTTTATGCTGCAATTTGCAAAATAAGATAAATTTGTCTTTTATCACATTATGGTGTATACTTATCCCATAGCCTCGAATAAACAAGAGGAAAGATATTAATGGCACACTATGTAAACAACGCTGACTTTTTAGCAGCAATCAAAGAATACAAAAGACAAGTTCTTGATGCTGATGCAGCAGGGTTGGAAAAACCGCAGGTTAGTAACTACATTGGAGAATGCATTTTAAAAATTGCCAATCACCTTTCATATAAACCTAACTTTATCAACTACTCATACAAGGACGATATGATCCTTGATGGTATTGAAAACTGCATACAGTACATTGATAACTTTGATCCTGATAAGTCTAGTAATCCGTTTGCTTATTTTACACAGATTATTTTTTATGCTTTCCTACGTCGTATTGCCAAAGAAAAGAAACAATCCTACATTAAGAATAGACTTATCAAGGAAATGCCGTTTGAAGCATTTGAACTCCAGGAACAAGATGAAGATGGAATATTCCACAACTCATACTTAGATTATATGCAGTTTAGCCAAAGTGATCTTGACGATTATATGGATAAGAAAACTGCTGCAAAAAAGAAAAAGAACACTAGTTCTCTTGATGAATTTATAAGTGACTCAGATGACCAAATCGATCAAACAACTAATCCATGACCTTCAGAAAGGTACACCTGTACCATCATATCGTCCAAGTGCTGTTGCCAGACGCAGAAAACCTCAACAAAGAATTAAACAAAAACTTCTTCGTCGTCATGTCTGGGACGCAGCTGATAACATGTTATTTTTAAATAAAATTATGAAAGATAAAACAATGAGTGAAAAGATTTTCCTTGGTGTATCAGACTTCGATGATTTAATGACATCTGAAGTTTTACAGCGTCGAGTTGAAGCTGGTGTTACAACACTTCAACGTGAAACAACTGTACTTGCCAATCGCAGCACATGGAAAGAGTGGGCAGAAAAACACTTTAAAGGAATGATGTTTGTGCAATCATCTTCTTCTGATGGTTTTTTAATTGAAGAGGATACCAACAATTTCATTAAGTACAATGTAAACAGCAATTCAACTACTGTTCGTGCTTTTGGTGATGATGTTTTTATTGAAAGCATTGTTGCAGAAGTTGAATCTAGTTTCTCTATTGTAACTTCTTACATTGAGTGGATTTATAGTAGCGATGGTAACTCTGTCAATGTTCCATTGAATCGTGATCGTCTTCCTGTTGTAGAAATGTATCCTTTCCTTAATGGTGAATCTCTGGAAGACTACTACGATCGTTACATGGATTCAAATGCAAACATTCTTTTATTGATTGGTCCTCCAGGAACTGGTAAGACTACTTTCATTCGTGGTTTGCTTGCGCATCGTAATGCGTCAGCCATTGTTACGTATGATGCTGGTATCCTTGAGAAAGATGGATTCTTTGCTCGCTTTATTGAAGACGATGCTGAGATTATGGTTCTTGAAGATAGCGATGCATTCTTAAAGTCTCGTAGCGATGGCAATACAATGATGCATCGTTTCTTGAACGTGGGTGATGGTCTTGTTACCACTAAAGGTAAGAAGATGATTTTCTCTACCAACCTTCCAAGCATTCGTGATATTGACTCTGCGTTGGTTCGTCCAGGACGTTGTTTCGATATCGTTACCTTTGCACCACTTGAAGTTCCTGAAGCACAAGCACTGGCTGACGCATTAGAAGTTAAACTTCCTGTTCGTCCACGTGGTAAAGAAACTGACAAGTACAGTATTGCTGAAGTGTTTAATGTTCAATCTGAAAATACTGCAAAATCTCAAACATCTAGAAAGGTTGGGTTCATTTGAACGCACATCTAGAGATGTTAAGTAATAAAGTTCGTAAAGGAGAACCAATTGGGTTTCTTGAAGCAATCGCAGTTATTGAATATCAAGAGAGATTAAAACAGGAACGAAAAAATAATTCAATTGTCTGTAAGATTAAAAGATTTTTTGGTATTGGACCAGCGAAAGGAACTCCATGAAAGTTGCTATAATAACCGACATTCATTTTGGTGCAAGAAATGATAGCATTACATTCTTAGATTTTTATCAAAAGTTTTATGAAAATACTTTCTTTCCTACTATTGATTCTGCTGGGATTAATACCGTACTTGTTCTTGGTGATACATTTGATCGACGCAAGTATGTAAACTTCTATGCTCTTCAGCGAGCCAAAGAAATGTTTTTCAATAAGCTGGCTGAACGTAACATTAGTGTTCATATGCTGGCTGGCAATCATGATACTTACTTTAAGAATACCAATGATGTAAACTCTCCTGATTTACTTCTGCGTGAATATACAAACATCAACGTAATTGATCACCCAACTACAATTACTATTGATGACACTGCAATCTGCATGATGCCATGGATTTGTCCTGAGAACTATCAAGATTCAATTGATACTCTTAAAGATACTCATGCTGAAATGTGTATGGGGCATTTCGAAATTGCTGGGTTCTCAATGTACAGAGGAATGGAAAGTCATGAAGGGTTATCTAAAGATCTTTTTAATAAGTTTGATCTCGTTTTCTCTGGGCATTATCACCATCGTTCAGATGACGGACACATCTATTATTTGGGAAACCCCTACGAACTCACCTGGCAAGACTATAACGATCCCCGAGGATTTCACCTGTTTGATTTATCAACCAGAAAACTCGAATTCTTCGCAAACCCTTATACTATGTTTGCACGAGTCGAATATGATGATAAAGAAGTTGAACCGATTGAAATCGATAGCTTGGATCTAAAAGACAAATACGTTAAGTTGATTGTTGTAAACAAAACTGACTATTATAAATTTGACAAGTTCATTCAGAAGTTGTATAATAAGGGTTGCTCTGACATTAAGATTATAGAAGATATGTCAGAGTTTCAAGAAGGTGAGATTGGTGAGGAAATCAATCTTGAAGATACAGTTTCTGTTCTCTCTCACTTTATCGATTCAGTTGAGACTGATGTTGATAAAGAACAAATTAAAACTTTCATGAAAAGTCTTTATACTGAGGCAGTTAATATTGAGGTAGTATAGTATAATGCAACAATTAGAGATTCAATACTTCTGGCCACTTACGGAACAGATACCACTTGACTTAGATTTTACTAATTCTGAAAAACCAAAGTTTTGGACTGCTGATGCTTCTTCTGGCACTTTTCTTATTTCTAATGGTAGTGGTGTAAATACATGGTCTACTATATCGAATAAGATATCAACCTTTCAAATAAAATCAAATCCTGAATCTGTTGGGTATTGGGAAGTTAGTGAAGGTGTGAAAGTTTGGCGTGAAATAAAACCCCAATGGATCGTTAGAACTATGTCTCGAGTTTTACTCGGTTGGAAATGGATGGATAAATGATTGTATTTAAGAGTGTACAATGGTCGAATTTTCTCTCAACAGGAAATTCTCCAAACAAAATCTTATTAGACAAGTCACCAACAACTCTTATCATTGGTAAGAATGGTGAAGGTAAGTCCACTATTTTAGATGCTCTCTGTTTCGCCTTATTCGGCAAGCCTTTCCGCAACATTAACAAAGGGCAGTTGGTAAATTCTATCAACGGCAAGAACTGTATTGTTGAGATTGAATTTAGTATCAATGGTAAAGAGTATCGTGTTCTC